TTCACCCCCGGCCACTCAGAGGACGCTACTACGTCTTTGTCGCCCTGCAGAGAAAAGTTCGCGAGATCCTGCTCGATGGCGCTTGTCTCGGAGAAATCCTTATCTCGGTCGGTGTAGTTCACCTGGATGTGGTTGAAGGTCTGGTTCCACGCGGTCCGGGTGAATTCCTTGACGTTTAGGACGTTCGTCTCGTCCAGCACCAGCGCATTGTCGAGCTCGGCCTGCGTTGGTGTTCGGATCAACCTCAAGGTGTAGCGGCCTTCGACATCCTGAACGAGAGTGCCGTCGATCTGGCGAATGACCTCTTTCGCCAGGTCTCTCGCCGACCGCTGAGAAGCCCACACGAGACTGAACCCGTTCCCCTCCGAGGCGAGCGTGTCGCCTACGGACTGGAACGCCGAAACGTCGATCGCTGCGGGGTCCACATTGAGCCCCCACACGTCATCCGTCAGCGTCTCATACAGCACGCACGCCGGGTTCGCGTCGTCGCCGATGCGCTCGTTTCCCCCGGCGAGTCCGAGCTGATTCGGGAATCGACGGACGTAGAACGCCCAGGGCTCGATGTTGGCTTGAGTGCCGAGATACCCGTTCGGAAATTGGATCGTGACCGTCTCTCCGGAGGGAAACTCCTGGGACGGGGGGGATACGAACTCCGCTACGGTCCGGAAATCGGATGGGCCCTTCCACACCACATGCGCGATATTCACGAAAGCGGGGGTGTCATCCAGGACTCCGCCTGCAATCTGCCCGGCCATGTACTCGGAGATATCGTCGTCGGTGGTGTCGCCTGTGCCCGGGTACCAGTCGATCTCCCCTCCAACCCCGCCGCGTTCTTGGTCACCCCCGAAGTGGAGCGGCAGGTTCAGTAGGATGTCCTCGGTACGAGACGTCAGCGGGACCTGGTCTCCGGTCGGGAATGCCAGCTTCTCGCCGATATCGATGCGATAGAGCTCGTCGATTACGCCGTGGCTTATGGCGAATTGGATCCCGAGGAAGTACCGGAAGCCGGTGATGATGCGGTCGCCGCTGAAATACCCTGAGCTGATGTACTCGGTGACCGGCTGCACATACAGGTCTCCGTACCAGATCACGTTCGGGCCTGCGATCTTCACACTGCCGAAGACAACCGGGATCGCGCGATCCTCCGTGGCCGTGGGGAAATTGAAATCCCCCAGGCTGGCCGGCCGTGCGTCTTCGATATCGGGCTTGGGGCGCAGTAGCTCGGCCACTACCGTCAGCACAACAGCCACGACGATCAATGCGAGCTGGAACCAGTAGGCGAGCTGCGTGCCCGGCTCTACTGCGCCGCTAAGGAGCCATTCGATCATCCGAGCCTCGAGGTGAAGGGGTTCTTGGTGGGCACGGCGGGAAACCCTCCATACCGTCGAGCGTTGTTGAACTTGGCCCGGCACGTGGCGATGGAGTGGTCGCAGCCCGCTCTCAGAAGGAGATCGTCACCGGGGGCCAGCGCCTCGAACGGGATCAGGACCTGAATCTCGGTGGTCCCGTTGATCCGGTTCAAGGTCTGCACCATGCGAGCGTCTCCGGTGGACGGCTGGAAAAGCAGCCCCCCGTCGAAGAATTCTGCGTCGATCGCGCCCCCTATGGAGGGAACGCCGGTCACCGTGACGATTCGGCCCGAAATAGAGAACACCTCTACCGGAAACTGGAAGCCCGCCGCAGGGTCTACTTGACAGTGCGTGTCGTACAAGACGTGGTTGCACAGGTTTCGGTACGTGCGCTTCGGGACGAGCCGGTCGAGGATGTCGGTCCGGGGAAGGGGCCGGGGCTCTGCGGTAGGCCGTTCGAACGACACGGTGGCGATCACGCCGCGGAAGTCGGTAATCGCCGCGGTCAGCGGCAGGTTGTCGGTGCCATCCGGGGACACCGTCACGCCGGTGTCATTCGCGTGGCCTCGGTAGATGCGGAGATTGTCCTCGAGCGCCGGTACGGTCTCGATATAGCGCGCCGGAATCGGATGGTTCCGCGGCAGCTTGATTGTGACCGGTGAGCTTCCCTCCTCCAAACTCTCCGCCACCGTCTGTGAGCGCTCGATAGCCTCGGGCGTGTAGAGGTCGTTGTTGAACAGAACCGGCTGGTTTCCGGAGGTGAGGAGAGTCCTCCCGAGAGCGGTGGTGAACTCGTACAGCTCAACCACCTCGCCGCTTTGGAGGCTGTCTTCCTGGGCCTGATAGGTCACTGGATGATCTCCGCGATCGGAATTTCGATCCGAGCATCGTCCTGGGACTGTTCGTGCTCGATGGTGATGTTGTCGGCGTCGAGCCTTACGAGATGAAGGAAGGACACCCTCGTGATGTCCGAGAGCGGCACATCCACGCCCCAGGCCGGGTCGACTGTGAAGTCTTCGACTCCCCCGGCCGTCTCCTGGCTGTCCACGATTCGCCGGATCAGCGGGGCGCCGTTCCGGCGGAACACCACGATGTCCCGCCGCGGGCTCTGCTGCGCCACGTACCGAGCGTACTCCGTAGCCTCCACTTCGAGAGCGGAGCTGGCGCTGGCGAGCGGCTGGGTCGGTTCGAGGTCGTCTGCGAAGGTGGGGAGCCAGAATCTCTTACGACGCCCCTGAAGCTGATGCAGCATCGCCCGAAGGCGCCACTTCTCCTCCGCAGTTCGCAAGAACCACGTCTTTCGGCTGCGATTGGCCGGCGCATCTCGGTTGTCAAAGATCACGAAAGGCCCGCCGCTATCCGGGTCGAACGTCTCGTAGTCCTGAACCAGCTCGTCCTCCAGAGCGCCCCCGATGAAGTTGGGGTCGAGCAGAACTGGATCGCCTTGATAGGTGTCGGTCGAGAACGGCGTCTCGTTGTCCAGCCGCCGAACGTCCAAGCCGTCTGTTGCGGCCCAGTTGATGTTCAGGGTCTGGGGCCCGATAGCGGGACGCGGAGCCCTGATCCGATTGCTGGCATACGCGAACCGCATAGGGGCGACGAAGCTGCCCGCCGGGTGATCGTCGTTCAGCTCACGAACAAGGTCAAGTTGATTGTCGCTGCGGCTAAGGATCTCGAAGACTTCGAAGTCGTTGTAGGACCGCCAGAGAATGGCGAAGTTCGACTCTCCGAAGCCGCGGAAGTCTGCGTATCGGGTGTCAATAGGCACGACGAGCGAGCCCGCGGATACGTCGGATAGCAGGGGCTGCGCCTCATGCCAAGCCGGCACCACGAACAGGCGCGAGCCCCACCCGAAGAGGGTGTTCAGGGCCGCCGCGCGCTCCTGCCCGCTGAGCTGGTAGCGCATTCCGTAGACGATGCGAGGAGAGATGCGGGCGGCCACCCGCTGCTCGTATCCCGCTCGCGACACCATGATGTCGGTCTTGTACTGGATCTCCTCGGTGAACGGGATCTGACACCGGCTGACGAACGGTACAATCCGCTGGCCGGTCACCACGAGGAGAAGAGGGCCTCCCGCGTCGAACGACCATGTGATCGTTGAGTCTACGACCGGGGGCCCGTCCAGCGACACCAGAAGAGAAAAGACCGAGTGATCGAACGGGTTCAGGGTCAGCGGGAACGAGTCCGGGGTCAGAGTGAGCCCGTCGGGATTGGTGATGCTCGTCCCGGTGATGTCCCGGGACGAGGAGCGGTCCAGGTTGACCACCAGGTAGTCGAACGAGGTCTCCGTAGCGAGGTTTCCGAGAGACAGGCCCGCCTGCCAGTCGTCGATCAGCTCCTGCACGGTCTCCTGGCCGGTAAAGGTCCGGGAGCGAACCAGGTGTACCTGGCCGAAGAAATCCCCGCCGAACCCGTCTACAAGCGTGGCCTGCTCGTTTCCGAGAGGACTCGGGGCGGGGTTCGCGGTGTCCAAGATCGCCGCAGATTCGAATGAGGGAGCCGGGGCGAGGAAGTCGTCCTGGGCAGTCGCCAGATCCAGCAAAGAAAGCGCAGGAGGGGACGCGCCTTCGCCGGCTGTCAGGACGCTCGGGCTAAGATAGGCCATCTACGGGATCTGCTTGTAGGCCAGACCGAAGTACCCGCTGTCCGTCACGTCTCCGCTCCCGTCCACAGGAGCGAAGAGGTGGTTGGCTCCCTTGGTCCAGAGCGGAAAGAGATGCCACGTATCGGCGCCGATCGTGAGGGTGTCCCCACCCTGGAAATGCCGGAGATTGATCAGCCGAACGTCGTACGGGGTGCCCAGGAGCATCAGGTAATCGTTGACGGCGTCTACCTGCATCCTGGCGTACAGGGGGAGAAGAGGTGTGAGACCGTTCTGGGTGTTGGTGCCTGCGGTGTAGAGATCCTGAACGAGGACCGCTTCTCCATTCCCGAAGCTCTGCGTGTCCCAGCCGTAGTGGTTGAACCCGCAGTTGCTTCGTAGGAAGTCTTCCCCGTTTGAGATAGCGGTGTCATCTGAGTTGAGGATGTTGCCGATCAGCGACACGTACGTGCTTCGCTGGTTGTACACGTTGGCGCCGAACGGCATTACCATCTCGTTTCGGGTACTCCCACCATCGTCAACGTACGTCGATTGCACGTACGCCCCGCCCGTGTACGAGCCCGTCTTGTTCAGCACCCCCACCATGAAGTGGGAGAATACGCCCGGAGACACCTCGCAGACGGCATGAACATAGACCACCTCGTCCGCCGTGATGACGTCCGAAAAAATCCAGTAGTTGGTCATGTTGGCTGCGAGGGGGTTCTGCCGCACCTGACGGGCCGCGGTGCCCGCGCTGACTACCGTTCCGTTTTGGGCGGTCCACGCCGCTCCAGAGTTCACGGTGCCGCTGAAAGGCACTGCCTCGATGATGTTGGGGTCCATCTTGATCGCCACGTTATGGCCGCTGGTCCCCAGGGTGTATCCGAACTCACTCGAGCCGGAAAGAGCGGTCTCCACGAACCCCGCCCCTGTCAGCGCGTTACGCAGGGCGGTTCGGTAGTCCGCGAAGGTAGGATTGACCGCTGTCGCAAACGCCATCTACTACTCCAGCTTCAGC